AATCAATCCTGCGCCTGGGAATGAACCGAACGGCAGCTCACCGTTCTCTCCAAACCGTAGCTTGCAAGATGCGATGCGCTTGCCGCATACATCATCTGCTTCAGTGCTAACTGTATTGCCATTGACATCAAAGTAATCAGTGCCTGTATACCCACACTCAGTGCTGCGATATATCCATTGGCAAGTGTTAGCGACAATCTGACGTTTCGGGATTTTTTGTCCCGCAAGGTCGAAAGCACTGGACAGTTCGAAAGTGACAATGTCACGTGTCTCTGTTGCTTTCCGCGAAATTCTCCAAATCTCATCTGGAAACTTGGCATTCGGATCAGCACTGCTTTCGCCATCGATGTAACGCTTAAGAGTGCGAATGCGCTTGACAGTTGCACCCGTCAAGTCGTTGCCTGCTGTTGTTTGATTGACAAGAGCTAAGACGGTGGTCATGTTGCCGTCGAGGTTGGCAATCGTCAGAGTCGGCTGAGGCAAGGACCCTGCAGAAGTCAATTCAAAACCATCAGCCTTTACAGGCATGCGCGTATAAGCATTTCCGTTCCAGACAATGTTGCCAGTTACATTCGCATTGCTGCCTGCATGAAAGCGATACACATCAGAGCTGCCATGCAATGTGCTGTTTAGTTGCACCTCAAATAGTTCAATAATTGCGCTAGGAGCGAGAGCAGAAACATCCTCATAAACGCTGCTGATAGCAGTCCAGACACAAGTGTTGTCTGTGATTGTGCTGCCAATGTCAGTCGGCCAACTTGGCTCACTGCTTGCAGAAGTGCCTGCTGTTGTGCAGCGAAACCACAAGCCAGAGGCTTGCTCTGTCGTTGCTCTGCGAATATCGCCGACGACAAATGCTGTACTAGCGGCCCAAGCTGCTACTGCCATTACGGTTCAAATACTTCGCGGAAGGTTGCAGTGATTTCGTTGACGTTGGCATAGCGATGAGTGCGCTGCCAGCTATCGACTACCCACTTGTAGGTATCAGTGTCATCAAGCGGACTCCAATCAAACGCAGCATTGTCTGCAGCTCGTGCATCAAAAAATGCCTCAATGGCATCAGCGTCAGTGCTGTCTTTTGCAGTCCATTTCAGTTGCCAAACACGGGGATTTTGATTCAGGCCGTAGGTCAAGCGGGTTTCAAATCCGTCACCGTATTGCACCTTGCGAATCTTTGGGGCAGATCGGCGAACAGCACCAAAGTCAGGCGTTGTGCCGCCTGTGCTAGTGCCAACAGTCGCGTCGTTAAATGTTGCCATCAGACTCCTGCCAACATGCCGCCAGGACGCTTCTGCTTCAGCAATTCAGCCTGCACAGCAGCTCCGATTGCCTTGCCAAGTTGATCAGCTTGATTGGAATCGCCTTGCACAGCAGAACCAGAGGCATCAACGTTCACAACTACGTTACCGCCAGCACCGCCTGCTGCCTCAACACCAAGACGACCTTTGGCAAAAGGTACAAAGCCTGAGGTGTCATATACATTTCCATTTGCATTGGTTTTGAGGAAAGGGAAAAGCTGTGTCAAGCCAAAATTGACAAACAAAGAAGCCGCTTGCCTTAAAACATTGCCCAAAACTTCTCCAAGGCTCTTACCTGCTGTGATTGCCTGAGTCAGACCGTCAACAATGCTCTTTTTAATTGTATCGCCAATTTTTTCAAACTCCTTATTGAGGTTCTGCGCTGTTGGGACTGTCAACGCCAAAGCCTTGCCTACAGCTAATTCACCTTTTTCAACTTCATCAATCAATTTAATTCTCTTTTCAAGTATTTTTGCAAAATCTTCTCCATGTTTTTGTTCAAGCTCAGCCAACAAAGCAGTGCGCTCTTTTGAGCCAATTTCTTTGTCGAGTATTGCTTGTTTATCTAGTTGATACTGCAGATCAAGCACGTTAATTGCTTGGTCAAGCTTTTTGGCCTCAATAATTTTTAGTCTTGTATTTAGTTCAAACTGAGTTATGTCCTTTAATGCATTTCCATTTGGATCACCAACGCCTGGCAGTTCTGACTGCTTAACGTCTGCCGCAGCACCAAAACCAGTCAAATCTCTGAGAGTTGCCTGAGCAGCCTGCAGTTGTGCTCTTTTTGCAATGAGTTGTTGCTCGACTTCTCTGATATCACTTTCGCGAATCAATCCTGCAGCCACCAAAGGCTTGCGCTCTTCTTGTTTTTTCAGCAGACGAGTGATGTCCTCTGAAAGCCTTTGCACCTTATTTCTCGTGCCCTGAGCACCAAGCTCTAAGAACAAGTTCAGGCGGGCCGTTGCTGCATCAATAAATTCAATGATGTTCGTGAACGTAACTTGGAATGCTGCACCAATTGGCTTCAGCAAAGTACCAACGTTCTCTTGCAGCCTTTCCAGCACAACCTTCAAACGATCACCAGCAGCATCAGGGCTGTCAGCAATCGTTTTGGCTGTTTCTCCATATCGATCAAACAGCTCGACTGCAAACTTCTGAAAGTCCTGCAGGCTGACTTGGCCCTGCTCCAGAGCCTTATCAAGCTCAGCAGGGGTCTTATCCATCGAGTCAGCGAACAGCGTGAATGCACCAGGCAAGCGCTCACCAATTTGCTGACGCAGTTCTTCTGCAGATACCTTGCCTTTAGAGAAGACCTGTGCAGTTGCGGTCAGCGCTGCATCTACATCAGTAAGCGAACCGCCTGTTGCTCTTACAGCAGCGACGATGCCATTGAAGGCAGTCTCGGTGTCTTTGAGGTTGCCGCCAGCTCCAGAGACAGAAGCCTGCAGCTTGGTGAACTGACGCGTGATGATTTCTTGCGGAATCGCAAAGTCATCAGTTGTTTTTTCAACAAATGCAAGAGCCTGACTGTATTCGGCTTGATCTGCAGTAACGCCCTTCAAGGCGATTCTCAGCTTCGAAAGCTCAGCTGCGTATTCAGCAGTTGCACCAAGAGCCTGTCTGACTCCACCGACCTGCGCACCAATTGCTGCACCTATTGCAGCACCAGCAGGGCCACCAACACCTAGGCCAATAGCTGCACCTGCTGCGCCCTCAAAGCCACCAAAAACACCGCCAGCAGCGATTGCACCAACACCCTTAGCTAGAGCCGCTCCACGCCCCCCACGCTGTGTCTTACGGCCTTCAGCTTTGGCAAGTGCCTTGTCTAATTTGTTGACCTCAATCGTGGCCTGCTTAAATTCTTTGCTTGTCAGATCGACAGAATCGCGCAGAGCCATAAAGGCATCTTTCTGCGCACGCAGGTTATTTACAGAGTTCTTGGTATTGACCTGCAGTTCCTTGATATTTGCAATCTGCTTTTTGAAGTCAACGTTTGACGCTTTGACTTCCTGCGAAACACGACGTACAGCAGTTTTTAGCCTGTTAAGGCCCTGCAGATTCTCGACCTCTGCTCTGATTTTTAGGACTGTGGGATTTTCAGCCATCAGTTCTTCTTGTTAAAGCAGTTCAGAGCGGTGTACTCCATAACCTGCAAGCCTTCAAAAAGCTCTTGCTGGTCATCCACTGGATACAGTCTACAAAGCCATTCAAGCGCCGCATAGTCCAACCCAACAGCACCACTCATGCTTGTACGCCATTGCGTTTGCATTCGCATGAACATATCTACGATGTGCCGATTCTCTTCCCAGACCTCAAAGTCTTTATCAACCGCGTCTAGTTCCAACGCAGCAAGCTGATCCTCTGGCATGCCTAATGCCTTCAGATCAGCCTCGCGCTCATCTATTACGCCGCCTTGCGCCCAATACTGGGCTGCGGCTTCTAGTTTTTTGATTTGGCCCCTTGCAGGCTTTGCAGGTAAGCCTCCATGACACCACGGACGAAATAGGTGTCATCCATCAACTCTGCCTTCATGTCTTCAGTGAAGGGGATGGGAGTGCCATCGTCATCAACAACATCCTCCCAACCAAGAAGGACCTCGTCCATCAGCTCAGCAGTGCGAGCGTCATCGAGATCCTCGAAAGCCTTACGACCAACTCTTTTGAAGATGGCCGTAAACGTTTCTTTCTTGTACTGACCGTTGTCGGGTAGTTCTACCGTGACAGGCCACTTATAAGAAGTGACCTTGGTGTACTTAAAACCCATGAATTAGGTGAAGAACAATGCTGCTGCTTGCGGTGCTGTTACCGCGTGCATCCTCAAAGTAATCAGTGGTGCTACGAGCAGGAGCCTCGATCACAGCGGTGCCACCAGGAGCACGATCAACAATCAGTGCCTGCTGAGAAGAAGCGGTCTCTTTGTAGATCAGGCTGTTGTTCAGAGCAAAGTCCAGAGACTCAATGCGCTGGCTGGTCTCACCAAAGAACGTTGCAGTGGTGACGTTGGTGTCGTTGACTTCCAGAGCTGCAGCTTGGTTGGCAACAGTAAAGGTGCCGCTCAGTGCAGTGCTATCAGGGTTGTTGTAGATACCAGTGAACTGGAAGCTCATCGTGGCGAGCTGCCCAGCTGACAGATTGATGCTCATCGTGCCGCGAGCACCAGTGATTACATGACGAGTCCCGTCATAGAAGCAGTACATAGTCACTGAGTCAAAGCTGCTGCTCACAGGTGCATAAGTTGCACTTGTAGAAGCAACAATCGTTTCA